AGCTAATCGCTACGACTCGTACCAAACGGAACCTTGGAAAGCTTTCCTACAACCAGTACACCCTGATTGCACCATCCCACAAAAATGTGGGGTTGTCTTCACCAGCCCACAACTTACCAGCCCACAAAAATGTGGGGTCAACAGCTGATATAGCTGATATTAATGATATAGATATATTAAAAGTAAATAAGACTACGTCTTATTTAGTACCTAGCGGTACAAAAGGGGAAGAAAAGAGGAAACCTTTTATCGTGGTCAACAAATGGATGGATGACGACCAAGTCGGAGGATTTGGGCTTTTTGACGATGAGATTGCCGCCAAGGCTTCTGGACCTAAACCCAGTAAGCGCAACCCTAAGACTAGGAACCAGCGTCCTCAGGAAGAGTGGACCGCTGCCGATGTGGCCTCAGAGTTTTCCTCTAGGGTTTACCGTGCCATCCCTGGGGTTCCCAACTTGGTCAATACCGAGAAGGTCCGTGGGGCCTTATCGAAGATGCGGAAAGAGTTTGACAGTAACGCTCTGATTGAGCTAGAGATTATGAAGATGTTCTTCGAGGACCCTTGGCTCAAAACCCAGGGTCAGGATAACCCCCAGTTTATTGCTGGCAGGTTCCTCAAGATGTTTACCCAGCACTACGACCAAGCACTACGGAATCTCAAACTTCCACCTAGAGACATGCCGAAAGATAAAGACATTGAAGTAGATGTCGCAGAGTTCGTGTATGCTTCAGACGGCAGACGCTTCGATAACTCGATGCCAGGCAGGGCAGCCTTGAATCGATACGAAGACAAATTGAGGAGGAAAAATGCCGTATAACTTGGGCGCCTTGAGCTTTCTAAAGCGCCACTGGCTGATGAATACATCCAACATCCCTCATCGCTTTTTGGGGATGAGCCCAGAGGATGTTGAAGCCAGAATTGGTAGCTTTGCCCCTGAAATCAACGACTGGTTAGACAACGTGATGGACGGCAGGGTTATTCAAAACATTGGCGACCTTGGAACAACTGGGGTTGGACTACTGTTCGATGGTGAAGCAGGTCTGGGTAAAACAACCCACTCCGTGCTATGTCTGACAGAGCTTATCCGTAGACTTCCAGACGAAGATGATGCTGCTCGCAAACTGCTGAAGTACAAATCTAGCGACTACGGAGTTTCGGCTAGACCCATCTACTACATGACGGTGCCAGACTTTATAAACCGCAAGAAGGCAATGATTGACGCCGAACCAGACCAGCGCCGTGAAATGGCGTTTCAGATGGACGGGTTTCACGGCAGAGCAAGTATGGACCACCTAAATGTCCGAGTCTTAGTGTTGGATGATTTAGGAAAAGAATTGAACTCTGAATACAACGTAGCAGGGTTCGATGAACTGTTGAGGTCAAGGTATGACAAGGCTTTGCCCACGATAGTAACTACAAACCTGCCCAGGGAGCAATGGGGTAGGAAATACGGAGATGCGATGGGGAGTTTCGTGTACGAAGCGTTTAATCGTGTCATAATTGGAAAGAAAGATTTGAGGAGGAATCAATGAAGGATTTAACTATGGCTTCAGACTGGAGAACCGTACAGCTGTTTTTGAGCGAAGAGGGTATCGCTGAAGTACAGGTCGACTCGCTGCAAAAGAATGTGGCACGGTGCGACTGCCGTTCTTACAGAATGAAAAGCAAGTGCGAGCATGTCAAGTACATCCAGAAAATTATGGAGTCTAATAACGGACACTACACTGTCCACATTCCAGTAGAGATTGGCGACGAAGAGGCTGAAAAAGCGATGAAAGATGCTGAATCTTTCCGTAAGTTCATCATCAAGTACGCAAAGGTTGAAGTGCTTTAATGCTCAGGGGCGACATCTCCAACGAGACACCGCCACGCATTATCGTGGTGATAGACGTTGTGGTAACCGCCGAGGTAGAAGAGCAGAAGAAAGCATTCCGTAAGGCAGAGGCAGTCAAGAAGATAAAGAGCCTGAATAACCCAGAGCTCTCTAAACTTTGGAAAGCATCCTTTGACTACGGATTAGCAATAGAACTGGCAGCCTTTGAAGACGAAGGTTGGTCCAAGTCAGACGTGTCGAAGTTAATGGACCGCCTTGATAATAGAGGTGGTAACCCATTCAACTACGCAGAGCTGTACGAATCGTTTCACGAACTGGTGAGCGAGTTGCCGTACCGCTCAAACCTAAAAGCTGTGATAGATTTACGAAGCAGAGTTGCACGTTACGGTTCTTGGGGCTTAGAACTAAATAACCTGTAGCAAAGACGGAGGGCAAGTGGCATACGATAACGAGTATCGTCTCGTCAGTAAGGTAATTGAAGACCGCAACATCATTCCTGTGGTGGAGCGTGGGGTCAAGGACGACTGGATTGTTGACGACGACTTACGGGACGTCTGGAAGTTTATTCGCCAGCACTACGCCACCTACCGTGAAGTCCCGTCCATAGTTGCCGTTACCGATAACTTCCCAACATTCAAAGCCATACGAGTAGAAGACAACCTTGATTATCTGCTCGACAAGATGGTGGAGTTCAGGCGCAACAAGATAACCCGTAACGGTCTAGAAGTAGTTATCGACAAGATGACTAAGAACGACCACGAATCGGCGCTCGCTGAAATGAGTAAGACTCTTTCGGTAGTAAACGAGCAGGGCGTTATTGGAACTACTCACGTAGACATCACGAAAGACCCACAAAAGTTCTGGGAAGAGTATGAGAACCTACAGAACTCGGTTCTACTCGGAGTTCCCACTGGATTTGAAAAGATAGACGAAGCTACTGCTGGGCTACAAGGCGGTCAGTTAATCACAATGATTGCACCGCCCAAGACTGGTAAGTCTCAGATTGCACTACGTATGGCAGCCAACGTTCACCTGGCAGGTCTAGTCCCCATGTTCCAGTCATTCGAGATGAATAACCATGAGCAGGTGCAGCGTTACTTAGCAATGAGTGCCCAGATTTCTAGCAGCAGACTCCGTAGAGGCAAGCTACAGGCTGCCGAAGAAGACCGTCTGCAAGATGTTCTAGATGATTTACAGTCAAAGCAACCTTTCCACTTTGTGGACGCAATCAACGGATTAACGATTGACTCACTAGTCGCTAAGGCAGAGCAGCTTTCACCAGACGTGCTTTTTATTGACGGTGTCTACCTGATGCTGGACCAAGTTACGGGAGAAGCAAACACTCCACAAGCTTTAACAAACATCACTCGTGGCCTTAAGCGTGTTGCTCAAAAGCTAGACATCCCCGTGATTATTACCACCCAGACTTTGCTATGGAAGATGCGTGGTGGAAAAGTAACTGCAGACTCTATTGGTTACTCGTCGTCGTTCTTCCAAGACTCAGACGTCATTCTTGGTTTAGAGCCAATAGAAGTCGATGAGAAAAAGCGCATGCTCAAGATAGTTCAATCGAGAAACTGCTCGCCGTCCGAGACATCCATAATCTGGGAATGGGACACTGGCTGTTTCCACGACGAGTCGAAGGCAGCTACTTGCAGGTTCTGCTCACCTTGGGGCATGAAATGACTTCAGTAGACAGAGTATTAGAAGCATTAGACATTGAATACACAACTCGTGGCGATAATGCTCAGGCTTTGTGCCCCATGCACGAACGCATTACGGGTAACCCAGACCACAATCCCTCATGGTTTATTCATGTTGAAACGGGCCAGCACATTTGTTTTTCGTGTGGATACAAGGGCAATCTAGTTCAACTTGTCTGTGACGTTTACGAGTTTTACATCTCGGGTCAGGACAACACCGTCCTCTATGACTACGCTGCAGGCAATAGGTGGCTGTCTACTGCAACTGATGTCTCCGTAGAAGAACTAAGAGAGGCACTTTCCAAGGTGCCCCAGTATGTTTCTCCCCCACCCAAGCCGCTGCCAATGTCAGAAGCTCGCCTAGCCATCTTTGTCGAGCCACCACAGTATGCACTGGACAGCCGAAACATTTCTGCAGAGGCAGCCCACGCCTTTGGGGTTTTGTGGAACAAGAACACAGAGACTTGGATACTTCCAATCAGGGACGCAGACAACAACAGACTTATGGGGTGGCAAGAAAAGGGAACAATAGACCGCACTTTTAAGAACCGCCCTGCAGGAGTGCAGAAGTCTAAAACACTATTTGGGCACGCCAACATGC